GGTATAGCTCTAGGACCGTCTGTTCTACGAGGACCTCCATCCTCAAATGGTTTAAATTTTAATGCCTTTTTAGTTAGACTAGTCAAACCTTTTACAAATTTATTAGCGTCTTCAGGAGGTTGAATAAGATCTAATATGTCGCTTTTAGTAAGACCCATCTTTTCTCTATACTTTTTTATTCCAGAAATGTCTTGATTAGCAAGAATTCTAAGAGCATCGGTAACTCCAAAATCTTCATTCTCAGACATCGCTTCTGTATATGGAGAGCTTAAGGTATTTATAAGTCGTGTAAACTCTTGGACTTCTGCGTCAGTAAGCTTATCAAGTGCAGGAAGCACCTTATCCATAGCCTTGAAGATTGGAGCATTAGAATCCTGTCTACCGCCTTCATATCTGTAATCTGTGTTTTGTTTATCTTTAAAATCTTCGTATCCTGATATAACATCTTTACCTACATACTCTTCTTGATCAAGATTACGATAATCCATCAAACGCCTTAATTTGTATTCCTTTAAAGGCTCTCCGTCTATTGTGCTATCCCCATAGTCGTCCGCTAAGATTGACTCTAATAGACTTCTGCTTACCAACTTACCATCATACTCTACATAATCTTTGGGATCTGCGTTGCTAAAATCTAAAAATCTATCAACGTTAAAAGAATCTTTTACTACATCTAAATTTTTAAAAGCATCAAAAGTTCTTTTGGATACAACTGCTTCTTCATCTTTACCTGTAGGTTGCTCAATATTCTCAATACTATATTCTTTAGGATTAGGATCTTTAGTACCACCCTTCTCCATCTTCTGTATAAGCATACCTTCTGCTGGTCCTGATGGTAAGTTTCTCAGGCCAGGAGGTGCACTTTGATAAGATTGTACTAGGTGTCCTTGATTATCTTGCACAGGAGGTTGTGCGCTTGCAGGGTTTATTCTCGGAGGGGATGCTGGGGGTACAGGCATTTCAGGCATCTGCTGCTGCATAGCTACACCTTCAGGACCTTGCGGTTGCTGTTGAGGTTGTAGAATTTCAGCAAGACTGCCTTTATAATTTGACTTGATGGCCTCTTTCAAGACCTGCATCTGCTCCTCGTTCGTCATTAACTCTTACGCTTCTTATTTGCTTCCCTTTTTATTTCTTCATTAGCTCTGTTAGATCTAGCCTCCTCATCAGCTTCTTTTGCCTTGATAGCAACCTCTTGTGACTTAGTTTCTTGATCCATCATAGCTTTCTCTAGATTAAACTTGCCAGCATTTTCAGCCATACCAGCTTGTATCATTGCAATATCAATCTTGTTCTTTCTATCAAGCTCGTTATTTTGATTTGCATTATCTAACTCTTGCTGTTTCATTTGAGCTTGTAGTTGTTCTGACTGCTGCTTAGCTTGCATTTCTGCTTGCTGTTGCTGCTGCTGTAATTCTTGCATAGACTTCTCAGCTTCTTTCAGCTTATGCTTAATCTCAGTAAAGCTTTCTTGTTCTAGTAGGTCTGCCATAGCAGATGCTGGCATTCCATTTTGTATCATAGACTGAGCCATTTGTCTGATAGTATCTATCTTCTCTTTCTCCTTACCAGAGTTAGTTACAAATATACCGTAGTCTGCCTCTAAGTGTGATAACGGATCTACAGTTAAATACTCTACAGTTCCATCAGGCATTACATATGCCCCGCTCTTACCTGTCAACCAAGCTTCTTTAGAGTAGTCAAGTAATGCTTGTAAGTCTCTTTGCTCTAAATGCTCAAACTTTCTAAACATATCTTCTGTGATATGTGAAGATTGTACAATAGCTTGCTGTGTAGATCCTTTACCTTCGTATTGTCCTACACTACCTTGCCTTTGTCTGTTTACACCAGATAGTTTTTCCCATTCGTTTAGTATAGACTCTAGCAAAGTAATATACTGAGATATAGTCTTGATTGACATATCTAATACAGACTGGTGCTGTGGATTTAGTGCAATACCTTCTTTGTTGTAATCTACCCATGCTATACCTGTACCTTCTACATAGTACATAAACTTATCCATGTCCCACTTCTTTGGTATCATGTTAATATCAAACTGTGCTATAATATCTTTTGATCTTGCAATAGCTAGTTCTAATCTATACTTGTAGATGTTGTAGTTCAACTGGTAGGGTATACCTAGTGACACTAGAGATATGTTCTTTGCGTTTATATCTGAATATCGTCTACCATTTATAGGTAACTTACAAACAGATGGATCATTCATTGTGTTTCTTTGATTAGATACAGGATGTATATCTACATACATTCTACCATCTATTCTTGTGCCCTGCCATACTTCATTTACCCAAGTGTACTTTACTTTAGCACCCATGGCTTTCATTTCTGCAGGCATTCTAAAACTTTCATCAACAATCTCTTCTTCTATTGTACCAGTCATTGGATCTGGGTATGTCAAAAATCCTATACGTTTTCTTGATTTCCAGTATACTGTTACAACTTCTATCAATCTATTTCTATATGCATTCTCATCCTTAGATGTTTCAGCTCGTCTAAATAGTAAGTATGAATCAATATCTGATTGTCTAGGCTGTTCTAGTTCTAGTATTTGCTCAGGTGTTAGTAGGTCATAGAAGTGATCAACTACTGTTGAGACATGTACGTACTTACGAACTAATGCCCAGTCTCCGTCTTCTACAAACTCTAGATCTGGATCTTTGTCGTAATCTACATCAAGAGGATTAAGTATATCATAGAAAGGTTCTCCATTACGAACACCTCTCTCTGTGTAAACTTCTCCAGATATTAAATAGTGAAACCAGCCTTTCTGTAATTTATCATACACTTCTGCATTTTGCATTATGTAATTCATAGACTTCTGACCTATAATAGCTCTGTTGTCTACGTAACTTCTTTCAAAAGACTTTAATATATCTTCAGGTAATTGTATCTGCTGCTCTTGCATTTCTTCAGGAGCAATACCCATCTGCATCATCTTATTAGCAAACTGTGCCTGCATATTTTGCATAAACACCATCTGCTTTGCTTTTTCTTTTTCAGATACTACATCCTCGTTAAGGACTGCTACGGTATAATTGAGAGGTCGTTTAGACTTCTCACCTAATAGAAGATCAATGATAGGCTTGATAATAGGATAGTTACGCATTTTAGAGGGGAAATTATTGCGGGACTTGCCATATGGGGCAAGAACGTAACGATAGTCTTCCTCTTCAATTATACCATTGTAGTAGTCATACAGTGTTCTGATGTAGTCTCTTCTCTTAGATACACCTTGATTAGATAAGTCGATAAAAGCTTCAACACAAGCTTCTTTCCACTTTTTATTTTTCTTTGATAAAGGCAGCTTTTGCTGCGGTATTTTTTCTCCCCCTAGATACATATCCTGCAAAATTAATATTTTTTATACACACATTAACGAGGTGTATACATTTTAAACTATTATTTATATATATAACACTAGCGATAATTCTTATCAAACCAATCGTTTGATGCGTTATCTTCTAGTATCTCTTTAACCTCCGCATTGTATAACTCTCGTGTATGGTACATCCCTACCATCAGTGCCATTACACGGTCAAAGTTACCCTTATGATTAAACTTTATTAGCTCCTGTAAAAGACCTAAATCATATATCTTATGTAAGTTAAGTGTTACCTTATCTCCATCATCAGATCTTACAGCGTTCAACCAATCTCTTATATACAACTCACCCTGCCTCTTCCTAGCTTCTGTTGTATGCATACCAAAGTTACGTTTTACATTTCTAGATCTTAGTTCTTTCTTATCTAGCATCTCAAACTCTTCCTGTAATCTGTGTAACTTTCTGTGCTGCTTTGCATATTGTATTACAGCGCCACGATCGTTCTCAAATCCTATCTTAGCATTGTAATAGTCAGCTAACATAAATAAATTTTTGTTATATTCGTCCTGCGTGTGTGGCCTACCTACATAGCTAGCAACAATTAAATCATCAGGCTTTGATATATTATTTATTCTCTTTATCACATACGCAGCACCAAGAGAACTGGAGTCTGCTGATTGGTTTTGTCCGTACGGGTCATGACAAACTAGATATAGGTTATGTGGAGTTTGTCCCTCCTGGTTTCTATAAGGACCTTCGTAGAGAACAATGGCTCCTTCCAGATTATCTTCTTTACGATGTGGAAATCGAAGGATTGGCCTAGCATCTCCATCAGGCTCAAACTTTATTCTATTTTCTTTACCATAATACAGTTTACCTGCAGTACCTATAGCATGTAGCTTGTTTGCTTTTACCTTATTATATTGCTCTTGTAGTGATGATATATCAAATAGATTTGAAGATACTTGTAATGTAGCTTCTGCCGGGCACATAGGATGTTCTGCTATATACTGATCATATGCTTTTGGATCATTAGTACCTTTCTTTTTATTTCTATTACCTTCTTCAAATTCTTTAGCTTCTTCTACAGAAGAGTTACCATCATCATCTATAAACCCTTCTAAGTTCTCAAATATTGGTACAAAGTACCCACATTCTGTGCCCATAGCACCGTCATCCCACACATTCTTAAAAGCTAAACAGTCATACGAATCTGGATTGTAGAATAGCTCTTCCATACCTTGAAAATCTGATCCTTCTGTACCACCTGTACCAAATGCAATCATAGTACCTAATGTTTTACTACCTTGACGCATTGTTGGCATAGCAACCTCCCATGCTTTTAATAATCCTGGAAATGACCCAGCCTCTTCAAAAAATATAAGTTCACCTGCCTTACCACGCACTTTGTCTGGATCATCTTTTAGTGACACGCCTATAATTTGTGATTTCATTCCCATCTCTACAAGTGCACCATTTACATTCTTTTTGTACCCAGATTGTTTGTGCATTTCCCTGTCTCGTAGTCTTGGCTGCGTCCATGCAGTATTATCATCTACAAATGACATAATATCCCAAGCTTTGGACAGTAATCCATCACCAATCAGGTACTCTTTCTGTCCTGCAAAAACATAGTTCTTACTATTACGCATATGAAAGTAGTTACGTACGAGCATAGCAGCAGCTTTATAAGAAAATCCTTTACGACGTGCTTTTAATACCGTCATATGCTTGTTTTCTTTCCTACATCTATCTACTGATGAGAAATATTTCCAATCTCCGTCGTAAAATGCTGGGAATGTACGCTCTCTTCGCGCTATAATTGTACCGTCTGGTAGTTCTTCATCAACAGATCTGTCAATGGGGCAGTAGTTTAGATAAAAATAATGATTACCTGTTATAGTTACACCATTGTGAGTGTAGCCATACAGACATCTACGTCTCTCTTCATCCCAATATTCAAAGTAAGGCTTTGTTCCTGGTAATGCATCTGTATAGTAACCATTTTTTAAGTACTTATTTGCAGCTGGAGCTAATCCTCTGGTGCGCTTAAATACTTCTTTTTTAAATTCAATAACTCTTGACATTTCTCGTACTCTTCTGTTTCTATAAAATGTTCTATTAACAGATCTAGCGTAGCTTCATCTCTGCCATCACTGCTTATAGGGTCAAACGGTAGGTAAAACTCCTCCATTCTACCAGATTGCTCTGCTTTTTCAAATATATCGTCAAGTGTTATTCTTCTAGTTACAAAATCATATGCATTATTCATTGAATCGTAGTAATCTTGCATGTCATCTAAAAAATCCATAACCCAAATCTACGAACTATATTTGTTAACTACAACTCCTCCGCGTGTATTTGTATTAACTTGCTCTTGTTTAGCAACCTGCTCCTCTAATTTAGATAATCCATTTACTACATCCCCCATCTTAGATAAGTTGGCAACCAAATCCTTTGCATGAAATATAGGTCTACCATTATCATCCATTAATGTAAGATCTACAGTTTCAAAATACTTTTGCAGTTTTATTACAGATGACCTAGCAGCATTTAGTAATTTTACTGCAGATGTTTCTTTTAATTTTTTATATACATCACAAGCCGCTTGCACTTTTGTAGATGCTTTAGATTCTTTACCATATACACCTAACATTACTTCATTATGTCTAGAGTCTAAGTCATATACTGCATACGGTGACTTATGATCACACATAAAGTAAACATATGCAAGTTCTTTTGCATTCAGATTCTTGAACTCCAAAATACTTTTAGCATATGGAGAAGGCACTGCTACATTATCGACTATCTCTAGTAATTCCATTTATTATATCTCTTCTTTCTTTTTTAGAGTGAAACTTTCCAAAGTATGGTAGCCTAATAGAGTCAAATTCACCCCCTGACATAACTTTAGCCACATACTTAAACTGACTGTTTACAATTCTTTCTATCTTTTCTAACGGTAAGTTATGCTTTGTCGCTAGTGTTTGTATTATCTCCTTTTTTGACTTCGCCATTATCTTGTGCTTTCCATTTGTTTATAGGACATGTAGTTGTTTTCCATTTTGCTTTATGCTCTATCAAACATCCGCACTTACCACACCTCATTTTATCTCTTACCAAGTATTCACAACTGTTACAGTCAGATAGCCTTTGTGTGTAATCTGTTTCAGACACATTAGGTGACCCGTTTGCTACATACTTAGTAAGATCTCTACTAAAACTTTTTGCCATTTGCCATAAACTTGGCATTTCATCTTTACTCATTCCAATTTATATTTACTTCTACCTTTACAGTTTCTAAATCTAGTAATCTATTAAGTATATAGTTCTTATTCTCTTTACGTATAGCTTTTTTGTCTTTCATCTTCTTTACGTAGTTATTCAAGGTGTTAAAGTCAGACAAGCCTAGTACTTTTGCAGCTTCCTTCTTAACTTTTGCAGAGCATATGCTAGGATCTTCTAATACCTTAGCAGTATCAACAAGTGCTGACAAAACTCTAAGCTCTGTAGATGTCATATTAAACACACCATTCCAGAACTGTAAATACTTAAGTGTAGAGTTTACGTTAATCGTTATCTTCTGTTCCATTCGCTTCTTCTTTTTCTTGCAGATAGGCAGCAAGTATAGCTTCATACTGCTCTATCTTTAGTTTTTGGTTTTCTAATAATTCATATACAGCATATTCTACCTTCATAGGTTGACCATCTATGTATATTCTACGTTTATTCTTTTTCTTCGCTGCTTTCATCTATTACTGTTACTATTAGTGTATACTCATGGTCACCTATTAGGACTTGTATGTCCCATGTACAGTTTATATTTTTTTCTGACCACATCTCTAACTTTGTTTCAAATTCATCATACAATCTAAAAAGCTCTTCCCAACTACTCGTCTGAAATTTTGTTTTTATCATCTTTAAATTCTATTGTAGCTCGACCATCTTCCACAACTATCTGTGCTGTTTTAGATTGTCTGTTAAATTCTTCTATATAACCAACCACATCATCTCTGGTACACAGGAATGATAGGAATACAGACATTTCTTTAGCTGCTCTAGCTGTAGAATCACGCAATTCATTTGTTTTTTGCGTATGCTCTATCAACTCTAAGTAGTCGTCTAGATTTATTGTAACTGTGCCAGGAAGCTTCATTAGAATTTACCTAATACTTGAAACTCACTAACAAACAAATACTGTACTTCATCAATATGAATCAGCATTGCCTCTGTATTTGGGTCTACCATAATCTTGTCACCCTTTTTACATTGCGTAACTTGCGGGCCTACCGCCAATACTTCTACTATGTTTGTTTGTAATGCTTTTGCAGTTGCATCGTCTAAGATAATTCCTGACTCTGTAGTTTTTGAGTCTGGACGTGGTACAACTATCCACGCTCCGAAGGGTTGAAATGTAAATTCCTTTGCCATTATTTCTATAATTTGGTTAATAATGCAAAGTTATAATAAAATACTTTATAAATCCAAATGTTTTTTGACATTTCTGAAATAGACACAGGTTCCCCCTAGACGATTTGCTATTTCAGTCAGGACTTCAAACCTAGCAGTGCTTTCTTCTGTTGAGAAGACCCAGGGATAATAATACCGGTGT